AACCCAAACCAGTTTGTTGAAAAGACAAGAAATCAAAAAGGTTCGATGGGGGATCTCTTTGACCAAGCTAAAGAAGCAAGCGATAAAAGAGCAAAGGTCCACGGGGGGGAAGACCCCGTGAAAAAAGAATACTTTAAAAAGTGGAGCAAAGACAGAAACGGGAAAATACACCCAAGTCAAGGAGGGGCGGGTCTCACCTAGATTTATCAGTACACTTTTTTTCTTCCGGCAAAATTAAAAGTTCTCCTGCACTTCTTTTTGTGAAAAAAATCACTAAAAGACTGTAAATTCTATTACATCATGAATCAAAATTCTCAGGCTATACACGTAAAAAAAAGAAATGGAAGACTGCAAAAGCTAGACATAGATAAAATTAACCTTTGTGCCACATGGGCATGTAGCGATTTAGAAAATGTATCAGCAAGCGAAGTAGTTTTAGACGCTCACGTCCAAATTTATGATAAAATAACCACGGATGAAATAGACAAGGCCCTCATCATGAGCGCCCGTCAAAAAATAGAGAAAGAACCTAATTACTCTTATGTGGCGGCGAGGCTCCTTCTTTCTGCCCTGTACAAAGAAGCGTTCGGTGAGAGCGTAGACAAAGACACATACGATCATCAGTATAAAATATCCTTTATCCGAAACACAAAAAAATTAATCAAAGAAGAAATACTTGACGAAAAGCTATTAGATTTTGATTTAAAGCACCTCTCTGAGCACTTGAGACTTGAGAGGGACCACAGGTTCAAATATCTCGGACTTCAAATACTAGGTGATAGATATCTACACCACATAGAAGGAAGAATAATGGAAACGCCTCAAGCGTTTTGGATGCGTGTCTCTATGGGGCTTGCGCTTAACGAAGAAAACAAAAATGAAAAAGCTATTGAGTTTTATAATACGTTGTCTCAGTTTTATCTGTGTTGCTCTACTCCTACCCTTTTTAATAGCGGTAGTACTCACAGTCAGCTTTCCAGTTGCTATCTTAATACTTTTGACGATTCAATTGACGGAATTTTTGAGGGTTTGTGGCAAGAAGCTAGAAAGTCCAAATTTGCTGGAGGTCTAGGGTTTGACGTAAGCAACTTCAGAGCAGTTAATTCCTATGTAAAGGGCACGAACGGCAAGTCTTCAGGCCTAATCCCTTGGCTCAAAATCTACAATGACACCCTAATCGCTGTAGATCAAGGAGGCAAAAGACCGGGGGCGGGATGTGCTTATCTTGAGCCTTGGCATCTAGATATAGAAGATTTCTTAGAGCTCAAAAAGAACACCGGAGATGAACGCAGAAGGTGTCATGACATGAACACCGCTAATTGGATCCCAGATTTATTTATAAGAAAAGTTCAAGAAGATGGAGACTGGTATCTATTCTCCCCATCAGACGTAAGAGATCTTCATGAATTACATGGGGATAAATTCGACAAAAGGTATAAAAAATACTGCAAGATTGCAGACAGCGGCGAATTAGAAAACTTCAAGGTCGTAAAAGCCAAAGACCTATGGAAAAAAATGCTAAGGACCCTTTTTGAAACGGGACACCCTTGGATGACCTTCAAAGACAACGCGAACATGCGCTATTCCAATAGTCACGAAGGGGTAGTCCATAGCTCGAACCTCTGTACTGAAATATTTTTACACACAAAGCCCTCCAGATTTAATGAGGGGGAAAAAGTCGAAGTGGGAGAAACTGCCGTATGCAACCTAAGCTCCGTAAATTTAAAAGAACACTTAAAAGACGATGGTACTTTGGATTTTGATCAACTAGCTAAAACCATAGAAATCCAAATGCGTATGCTGGATAATGTAATTGATCTAAATTTCTATCCAACTAAAGAGGCTGAAAATTCAAACTTAAAACATAGACCCGTTGGGGCTGGAAGCATGGGGTGGGCAGATGTATTTCACTCCTACGAGGTGGACTTCTCAAGCGATGATGCAGTTAAGTTTTCAGACGAGCTTTACGAGTTCATTTCTTATCACTGTATTTTAAACTCAAATAAACTCTCTAAAGAAAGAGGAGCTTATTCCACTTACGACGGATCTTTATGGAGCCAAGGCATATTCCCCATAGATACTTATAAAAATCTAATGGATTACCTTGGGGAAAAACCAATAATTCACAGAGGGAAAAAGTTTTGCCCAGAACTAGACTGGAAAGAGCTAAGAAATAATATTAAAGATCACGGAATGCGTAATAGTAATACTATGGCTATTGCCCCAACCGCAACCATTTCTTATATCCAAGGCTGTTCTCCTTGCATCGAACCAGATTTTTCAATTCTTTTTGTCTATGAGAATAAAAGCGGCAACTTAACTATTGTTAATGAATGGTTCATAAAAGAATGCAAAAAGAGAGAGATATGGAATCAGGGCCTAGTTGATGCTATAAAATCAGTAGACGGAGATATATCTCTGCTTAATGGGGACATACCGGAAGATCTAAAATCTAGATTCTCCACTTGTTTCGATAGGGATCAATTTAAATTAATAGACTCAGCAGCAGCCAAGCAAAAATGGATCGACATGGGTCAGTCTCTTAACCTTTTTAATAAAGAGACATCATTAAAATACTTGAACGACTTATATATACATGCTAGAAATAGAGGCTTGAAAAGTACCTATTACCTAAGAAACCTATCTGCAAGTAAAATAGAGAAATCAACAAACACTCCCATGCAAGAGATAGAAGACAAGCACGAAGCCATAGAAGAAATGGTTGCCTGTAGTGTTTTAGACCCTACGTGCGAAAGCTGCCAATGACCGACAATAAATTAGAAGAAGGGGAGGGAGGCGTATTCGTAGAGCTAAAAGAATACCAAGAGGCCGTAGACATATTAGTAACAAATAAAGATATAATATTAGAAGAATTAAAAAATTTATTAAAAAATAACATTGACTGGTCTGTGTGGGATGAAGCTAATTACTCCGCTAAAAAAAATCATTTTAGTAAATCATCGAATGAAGATTTATTAAAACGGTTAGACAAAATAAAAAAAAATCCAGAGAAAGTAAAAGAAACATGGCTGTTATTTGGGTTGGTATTAGACACAAATAAAATTGAAAAGAATATTATTCAAATGCCCGAGACAATGAACATACTTGGGCAAATACCTAATTTATTAAATGCTGGTTTTTCTTGCTTAACCCCTAACACATCGACAAGACTTCACAACGAAAAGGACAAAGGCTTTCATAGAATACACTTGCCATTGATAATACCAGAAGGTAATTGCGCGATTCGAGTACAGGACGAGATTAGAAAGTGGTATGATTGTGAGGACGTATTAATATTTGACGACAGAGAATGGCACAACGCATGGAATTATACAGACAAACCAAGATATGTATTAATAGTTGACGTTTTAAGGAATAGAAAATTTAAATAACAACAATGACCGACAAGGAATTAAAAGAAAAGGCCGAAGAGTCGAAGCTCTTGGGGAATAACGACCTCGCAATAGTCCTATACACATATCTAGGATCAAAACATCTGAACATGAGCAGCGATTTCGCAAGACACTGTCAGAGCTTTGCCAAAAAAGGAGTCGAAGAAATAGACATGAACTCTAATAGAGAAAATAATTAATGAGCAAAACAGGATTATTACTTGAGGAAAATACAACTGGAGTAAACCAGATCCTACCGCACAAGCACCAATACGCTTGGGACTTATTCCTTAAAGGCGTAGCCAATAACTGGTCTCCAGCAGAAATCAACATGTCTATTGACATAGAGCAATGGAAAGGGGACGATTTAACCAAAGACGAAAAATTACTTGTCAGAAGATGTCTTGGGTTTTTTGCTGGAAGTGAGTCCTTGGTCGGCAATAATTTGCTTCTTAATGTCGCGAAATGGATAACTGACGCTGAGTGTGGCCAATACATTATGCGCCAAGCCTATGAGGAGTCCCTTCACAACTGGACCGTTGTGACTTGTTGCGATAGCTACAACCTTAAGATAAATGAGGTGTACGAGGCCTATTTAAGCGTCCCCTCCATTAAGGCTAAAGACGATTTCCTTATGGAAATTACCACAAGCACAAACCGACAAGACTTCTCCACTAAAACAACAGAGGGCAAAAGAGAGTTCCTACGCAATTTAATCATCTATTATATTATCTGCGAAGGAACATTCTTTTTCAGTGGGTTCGCCATGCTACTTGCCCTAGGGAGACAGAACAAACTTCCCGGACTTTCTGATCAAATTAGATACACGTTAAGAGACGAAAGCCTACATATTCAATTTGGCACGTATTTAATAAACACGATTAAAGAGCAATATCCTTCATTGTGGACAAAAAAATTCGAGGAAGAAACAATTAGCCATATTAAAAAAGCCGTAGAGCTTGAGATTGATTATGCTCATGACGTTTTACCTCGCGGGATACTTGGCTTAAATGCTGAAATGTTCGTTGACTACATGAGATACATTGGGAACAGAAGACTCGAAGGAATTGGGATTGACTACTCTTTCGAGGGGGCTCAAAACCCATTCCCTTGGCTATCTGAAATTGTTGATACCACGGCAATGACAAACTTCTTTGAAAGGAAGGTTAAAGACTACCAAAACTCAGGAGTGCTAGAAGACGACTTTTAGATAAGAATCATCTCAGCAGAATAGCTAAAAGTATAAGGTTTAGTGCTACAGAGCAACAGAGGCAGACGACGAACAACCACTTGCTATCTATTTTACTTTTGATTTCTAAATATTCAGATTTTGAAACGACTTTCTTCTCTGCCATTTCAGATCCAGAAACGTCCCAACAATCTCCATCTTTGCATATTAACCACTTTTTAATCATTAATCCTCCCTTTCCGGTATGTAGAACTTCGTCCTCCTGTCCCTTATAAAGCCTTCATCTAAGAGATATTGCATAATTATTTGTATTTCTTTTTCTGCTATGCATTTAGAATTATTGTAGATAAAAACAGTATCGTGCCCCCAGAAGCCATCCTCGCAGAGGCAAACCTTTATCTTATACCCATTGATATGAAGAATTTGCACACATTTATTTACACTATCGCTGATTTACCAGAATTCCTTTTATATTTTTCTTTTCGACTACTCCATACCAAGTAGAATTCCTATTATCTCCAATTAAAAAATATTCGTCTTTTTTAAGGTGAATTGGGTGTTGGTCTACAGGATATAAGCTTTCTCCAAGCCTCATTCTTTCTCTATCTTCCTTTAGCCCTATTCCATCAATCCAAATATAGCCGTCTTTTATTTGTATTTTTTCGTTGGGTAAACCGATTACCCTTTTTATCAAATGATCCCTATTCTTACTTGGATCTTCGACTACTAATATATCCCACCTTTCTGGGGTGACTATTTTGCAATAGATAGTATTAACAAACACTTTTGTTCCATGCTTGAGAGTAGGGTTCATACTATCCCCATCGACCTCAAAAAACTTAAACCCAGAGAAGAAAATGAACCAAAACAGCAGCAAAACCATCAAAAGCCGTGCTTTTTTGTTTAGTGTAAAAATAGACATACCTGTAGTTACACTTTCCGTGTAAATAAACATACCCCCGAAGGAGGGCAAAAGTTATGAGTAAAAAAAATAAAAAGCCAGAAATGAAATGGTGTGACAGGATTGATCCTTGGATTAAATCCAAAATGTCAACTATATCAAAATGGGTTTCCTCTAAAGCTCCCAACTGGGACCCCATTGGAAAATGGCTGGGCACAATGAAGAAAAAGGCAATGAGTATTGTCAGTTGCCCAGATTGCAGAGCAGCAGGTGTTATGATACTGTTTGGGGCATCCGTATGGATGAAATGTATCGATCCTTGGACATCTGTCGCCATGCTCGCTTGGTTAAAAGCGGCATCACTAATACTAAAACACGGTAAAAATTAGAAAACTAACCCCCCTCTTAACGGAGGGGGTTTTTTTAGTGTAACTACAACAAAAGGCATTATTATGGAATTAGACTTTCAGTTTTTCTTCAATGCAATCGTAGGATTGCTAACGTTCTTTGGCGGGTGGGTCTTCAAGATAACTTACGAATCAATAAAGACACTTAGATCCGAACTAGAGCATCTAAAAGAGATCACGGACAAGGAAAACGACAAGCTATGGGCAGATCATAACAAATTAGCTCTTTCGCTCCCTGATAAATATCTAGGCAAGGATGATTTCAGGGAATTTGCTCAAGCAATAAACCATAGATTCGACAGGCTAGAGCAAAAAATAGACAATCTCAGTCATAAGTAAAATTTCTGATGCTTTTTATCTGACCTAGTAAATTTAAGGTGTTTTCGCACGAAATTGTGTCTGTTTTTATGGTCAAGGGGTAATTCAACTGATTGTCTATCCTAACTCCTTCTAGCCTATGTCTAGGCTCAATAAAGTCGTCTACGTAATCAAACCAGCCATGCCCCTTGAGCTCATGGTAGTATTTGTCTATATCCTCTTTTTTTGACTCTACAAGAACGCTCATTTCCAGTTCTGTTTTAGCCATCATAGAGATATATCGGAAGAACAGCCCCTCATTACAAGTTAGGCTTGATATGACTATCAAGTTCATATATACTTTTACACTTTATTATGGGCAGCGAAAAAAAATACAAAACCTCATGTATAACCTCGATTTTCAAAGCCTCCGAATGGATGGAAAGCTTCCTTGACGATATAACAAGGCAGTCAATTTTTGAAGATATAGAATTTATCTTAATTAATGCTAATTCGCCCGAAAAAGAAGAAGAGGAAGAAGTAATTAACCGCTACTTAAGAGAAAACGACAACATAAAATACGAAACCCTAGAAGAAGATCCGGGAGTATATGAAGTTTGGAATACTGGGGTTAAAAAAGCAAAATCTGAATACTTATCGAATTGGAATGTTGACGACAAAAGACACCCAGAGCACATAGAGAAACACGCAAAATGCCTAGATGAAAACCCAGAGGTGGACTTGGCTTACGCTAACGTCCTAATGACTTGCTCTAAAGAAGATACTTACGAAAACAATAACGCTGTTGCTTCATACGACATGCCAGAATTTTCTTATGAAAATCTACTGAAATGCAACATGCCCCATAATTGCCCTGTGTGGAGAAAATCCCTTCACGAAAGATATGGCTACTTCAGGACAGATATGGTTTCGGCAGCAGACTTTGACTTCTGGCTTAGGGCAGCTTCAGATGGTAGTAAATTTATGGGGATTGACGAAACTCTAGGATTGTACTACAAAAACCCAAGCGGAATATCCACGAAGAAAGAAACTCTTTCTGAAGCCGTTAAAGAGGTAAACGACTTAAGAGTAAAATACTCCGGATTGGCTGATTATAGAAATTTCGTGATAAAATGAAGAAGAAAATATCCTATTGCTTATTTGAGCCTAAAGTCTTACACGCTCATAGGACTTGGGATGAAGATAGATTTGATGAAAGTAGATACTGGTTCAATATACCTTCTGTTTTTATAGTAAATAAAATTTTATATCCTGAATATTCCAACTTTTTTTATTTAAGCGAGGGCATAAAAGACCACCCCCTGTTCGAAATCATGGAGGAACTAAGGGGGGAGATTGTTGACTATGAGTTTATAGAAGAAGAATATAACGGCCATCAACCAGCAGTATGGAGGATGCTGCCTCTTTGGGAGGATGTCGAAATATTTATGAGTAGGGATATAGACTCGATACCTATAAGGGACGAATTCAGAGCGTTTAAGTTTTTTGAAGGAAGCGACTTCTCTGTTCATACAATGAGGTCTCACGCTCATCACTTTAACGCTCCATGCAGGATGCTAATAGGCCTTTCTTCCTTTAAGCCTAATAAAATACCAGAAACTATAAAAAAGAGTAATTTCGCAAAATTCAGAGAAGCTTACAGCGACGAAAACAGATGGGACGCAGATCAAATAGCTATAATAAGAGCCTTTACGACGAATCAATTTTTCACTCCTGATAATTTCTTGGATTCCCCCATTAACCAGCAAAAGAACAATCAAGACTTCGAATGCTTTAAAACCACCGAAGAGTCTTTAGGCTCAGTTGAGGTAAGCGATAAGCAATCACAGGTTTTTGACCTCGTGGAAAAACACAAGATATGCACTTGGGCTGGCGAACCATGTAATGCCAAGGGGGAATTCCTGAAGGATCTTTTCCAGTTCAGCGAGTCCGACAAAGTAAAAGGCGTTATTGAATCAAGCGAGACTTTAAAAAAGTTTTACCTGTGAAAATTTTCCTAGGCAAGCAAACCCCAGAGCACAAAGGAGACACGTCTCGTGAACTTGTCGATATGTGGGAAGAATCTAACTTATGCGAAGTGATTAGAGGCGAAGTAGATGATGTTTTCATATGGGCGGATGAGCCCAATGACGTTCTGCTTTATGAATACGATAGGCATGATGTATATCCGGGGCTACCAAGAGAATGTAATAAAGCGTTATTCGCTGGTATGCAGCATGAATTTGGAAGAGCGTGGATTTACTGGGGGAGACACCCAAGAAAATTAGAGAGTAAAATATCCGAGGGGGCCAAAGCCTACGAAGAAAGAAATATCGAAAGTATTTTTTTAGGCAAGGTTGAGAATAAAGTCCAACAATACCACAGAACCGAACATGATTGGAGTAAAGCCATTGAGCTTTTTAAAATGCCCATGAAGTTAGGCGACAGCTTTAACTGGCCGTACACTCAAGACGAATACCTAGACAAACTAGCTAATTCCAAATTTGGCTTATGCATGGCTGGATATGGCCCTAAATGTAACAGAGAAATTGAGCTAATGGGGCTCGGCGTAGTGCCGTTGATGATAAGCAACGTATGCACCATTTATCACAACCCAATAAAAGAGGGGGAGCATTTTTTAAGAGTCGATAGCCCCGAACACGCCAGAGAAGTTATAAGTAATTGCAATAAAGATCAATGGAGGTATATTTCAAATAACGCCAGAAATTGGTATGAAGAAAACTGCTCAAGGGAAGGATCCTTCAAAGTGACTCAAGAAATCGTGAACTTAGAAGCTTGGTAACGCACGAGCAAAGCTTCACACGGAGAAAATAAGAAATGTCTGAATTAATCATACATCACCACCTTGGGTTAGGAGATCATATCTCCTGCAACGCTTTGGTTCGATATGTTTTAGATAGAGGTGGCCATGATTCTGTTGATGTCTTTTCAAAAAAGCATCATCTCGAAATGGTTGAGTTTATGTATCGCGACGACCCCAAAATAAATGTGATTAGCATTAATCCGAGAGATGCTAATCATGAATTAGAACTTGTTTACGAACATGCGAAAAGAAATTCGCAAAAAGATTTTCTTCGAGTCGGTCATGAATTCTACTCAAAGGAACCATCTTCAGAAAAAAATTGTTGGGAATATTTTTATGAGCAATTAAACATACCCCATCACATTAAAGTTGACTATTTCAAACTGAAAGTAGATCGACAAGAAGAACAGCGAGTTTACGACAAGTTAAACCCAAACAACGAAGATTACATTTTTGTTCACGACGAGTCCTCAACAAGCCATTACCCTCTTAAAATAGAAAGCAATTTAAAAGTAATAAAAAATGACTCGACTGAAAATGCGTTTTACTTCACTAAAATATTAAGAGAAGCAAAGGAAATTCATGTGGTGGAAAGCTCCTTTAAGTGTATGCTTGATCTTTTGGACACGCAAGGCAAACTGTATTATCACGATAGAGAATACAATACTCTAGGAAAAACTTTTAAAGAATGGGAGATTGTGCGTTATGAAAATTGAAGTTTCAAATGGAGAGATCCTCGACAAGTATTCCATTTTGGAAATAAAATTAGATAAAATACCTGATAAAGATAAACTAAAAAATATTGCTAGTGAAATGGGAAGCATCAGAGAAACTTTTGAAAACATTAACTGCAATCAAAAGGTACGGGAAAAATATGACCTATTAAAATCTATAAATCTTTCTTTGTGGGGGATCGAAGACGGCATTAGGGAAAAGGAAAAAGAAAACAATTTTGATGATTCTTTCGTGCAATTGGCAAGATCAGTCTACATTACAAATGATAAACGAGCAGAAGTTAAACGTGAGATTAATCAAATGACCCAATCTATTTTTTTTGAAGAGAAGTCGTATAAAGGATAACTCAAATATAGAATCCTAATTATGAAAAGGGTAATTAGCTTTAGCTTATGGGGAAGCGACCCCAAATACACTATAGGGGCGATCAAGAACGCAGCATTGGCTAAAGAAATTTTCCCTGAGTGGGTTTGCAGGTTTTACGTCGGTAAGTCTGTACCTCTCGATATAATCGATAAATTAAAAAAATTTGATAATGTCGAAATAAAAGAGATGGACGAAGAGGGAGATTGGACGGGAATGTTTTGGAGGTTTTACCCAGCGTCTGAACCAAACGTATTAGCCATGATTTCTAGAGATACTGATAGTCGCTTAAGTTATCGCGAAAAATCAGCGGTAGACGAATGGATGCAAAGCGATAAAGGTTTCCATATCATGAGGGACCACAACGGTCACTCCGCTCAAATACTGGGGGGGATGTGGGGGGTAAAATCCACAATTTTAAAAGACATGAAGACTTTTATCGACGAGTACCAGAAGGGGAACTTCTGGCAAGTGGATCAAAATTTTTTATCGAGTAAAATCTATCCTATTATTGAAAACGATTGCCTTGTCCACGATGAATTCTTCAGCTTTAACCCCCACGCCAAACCGTTCCCAATGAAAAGAACTGGCGGTTACAAAGAAAACAAAAACCCATATCGCTTCATCGGAAAATCATATGGACATGATGATGTAAGCGACGATAATGTTGTCTGGAAAATCGATGAAGCCTAAACTTAAAATTAATTTTGTAGATTTCTGGCTCAATTTTCAAAAAAATAATAATTACTTCTACCACTTGTTATCTCAAAAATATTCCGTAGAGATAAATGAAGATGATCCAGATCTGTTATTTTTCTCCGTAGATTACGCCAACCAGAAAGAAAGAGACAAATACAAAGACCACAGATGCAAAAAGGTTTTTTATACGGGGGAAGGGGTTTCGGCTAACTTTGACAATGATGACTCGATAAGCGTTTCAAATCATGGAGCTAACTACAGCATAGGCAAATGTGACTTTGCCTTTACTTTTGATTTCTCCAACGACCCAAGAAATTACAGGCTACCTTTATGGGCTCTTCATATAGATTGGTTCGATAAAGGCGGCTACACGAACCCAAGGTTTCTAATACCTTTAGACAAAATCCATGACAACCAATTTATCGACACCCCGAAAACTAAATTTTGTGCCACTATCTTCAGTAATCCGGTCAAAAGCAGAATAGATTTCTACAACAAACTTAGCCTATACAAACCAATAGATGGATTCGGCAAACCATTTGGTAACTGGACTGATGGGGAAGATATAAAATATAAAATACTTAAAGATTATAAATTTTCGTTGTGCTTTGAAAACAACGCAAGAAGCGGCTATTTCACCGAAAAGCTGTTCCACGCCAAGATAGCCGGAACGATTCCAATCTATTTTTCTAATGACGATTTCGGAAAAGACTTCAACGAAGAATGCTGTCTTAATTTATGTCATTTTGAAACGCGGGAACACTTGCTGGAGAAAATAGTGAAGGTAGATAATGATAGAAATATGTATAGAAAAATATTCAATCAGCCCCTTTTTATTGATAATAAAATAAATCAATCTTTCTACCCAGAGAATGTTCTGGACTTCTTTGACTCTTCTGTCTTAAAATGACAAATTGAAGATCTTTAGATCCAAAGTAGACTGGAGCCACTCTTTTCAGGAGCTTATAACCCTTTGGGAAAAAAAAGGCTTTTGCGAGGTCGTAGAGACCAAAGAGCAATGCTCTTGGGGCGAAGAGCTTGGGGGGATTTTGCTCTATGAGCACGATGGCCTATCTAGCTTGCCAGTAGATTGGGATATAGCCCTATTTGCGAATGAGGTTTACAACGGAAGCAATACTTCTCCTTGGGTTTACTGGCCTAAACACCCCAAAAAAATGGCCGATTCGATTAATGAATTCGGCATATATAACTTTGACCAAAGAAACATAAGTTCCATATTTTTAGGCAAGGTGCAAAATACTACCCAACTTGAAAAAAGGACCTCAAAGAACTGGAATGAGTCTGTTGAGGTTTTCTCCATGCCTATCGAGCTCAATGGCAAGTCAGAATATAAAACCCCATACGAAGATTATTTATCTCAGATAAGAAACTCCAAATTCGGATTGTGCCTATCTGGATGCTCCCTGAAGTCAAGCAGGGAAATAGAGCTAATGGGGTCAGGTACAGTTCCCATATTCACGGAGAACGTAGACAATAAATACTTTGAGCCGTTGAGGGAAAACTATCATTATTTTTACGCTGAACATCCGCAACAAGTAGAAGATATAATAAATAGCTGCTCAAAAGAGCAATGGAGAGAAATGTCTGCTCACTGTGTCGATTGGTATTTTAGAAATGCCTCCATTGAAGGTTCGTTCGAAACTACCGAGTATATAATACAAGAATTGAGAAAAGAAAAAAATGGAAGCTGACCCATACGAAGATTTTTTAAAGGCTCTATTAAGCAAAGAAGAAGCTAATATAGCATTTAGCAAAGAAGTCCTTAACGGAAATCCATTTTGCGCGGCAAAGATCGGCATGGTAGAAGCCATGTCTTTAATGCATTATTTCCAACACTCGGAACCCAGAACCTACTCTGGGGTAGGGAACCTTATGTTTGTTAACGCGGGAATTTTCCCGCCTGAAGCAAAAAGCTTTGATGAATTCAATGAAGAGTACTTAGATCACATAAAAGATTTGGACTTTTTTGGAATGTGGATATTTGGTCCCGAACCGCAAGGAGTTACCGAAAAAAATGTTTTCACGGATTACGCAAAAAACGCAGTGATAGTTAAAGCTGGGTCTTGGGATCCTTTCCATTATAAAGACCCTTGGACTAAAGAGCTAAAAGGCAAGAAGGCTCTTGTTATATCCCCTTTCGCAGAGACAATCGAAAAACAATACAAGAAAAGAGAATTGCTCTGGGAAAACCCAAATATACTACCAGAATTCGAAAGCCTTAATACAATACAATGCCCAATGTCTGCGGGAATGGTAGGAGAATCCCCTTTCCCTAGCTGGAAAGATGGCCTAAATAAGATAAAAGAGAATATGGAAAAAATAGATTTTGACGTTTGTTTTGTAGGGGCTGGAGCTTGGGGCTTACCTTTGGCCGTTCACGCAAAAAGAATGGGCAAAATTGGAATACATAGCGCAGGAGATACCCAATTAATTTTTGGAATAAAGGGAAAAAGGTGGGACGACAATCCGGGAAGGGGAGGGGCTTATTACAACGAGCATTGGGTAAGGCCATCTAAAGATGAAACCCCGCAAAATAACTCCTTCATAGAAGGGGGGTGTTACTGGTAGCATGAAAACCTTCATAGTCCATTACACGAAGCTAAAAGACAGGAGGCACTTCATGGACCTTCAGTTGGGCAAATTAGGAATAACAGCCGAATACATAGAAGACTTCGATCAAGAAGACCTTACACCCGAAATAATAAATTCCGTTTATGAAAAATCACCAGAAAATTACGAAAATAAAATTAAAGGCTTATGGAACGAAGACGAATTTAAATACAGGGAGTTGGTCTTACCAGAAATTTCTTGCACCATAAAGCACTTTGAAGCCGTTAAAAAGGTCGCGGAAGACGAAGGCGAATACGGCTTTATCCTAGAAGACGATGTAGTTTTCTCAAAAGACTTTAACGAAAAATTTGAACACAATCTGAAAGCTACCCCAGAAAATTGGGATGCAATTTTTGTAGGGTCTGGGTGCGGGTTTGGATTTCAAAGAGTTAAATTATCTAGCTCGGAAAGAGTAAGTCATAACTGCTTTTTGATAGACCACCCAGCAACTAACTGCGCCGAAGCTTACTTACTTAAAAAGGAGACAGCAAAAGCTATCATAGATTCAGTATACCCATTTAATTTAATTAGCGATTGGGAATTAGCGTACCAATTCTATAAATTAAACCATAAAGTTTACTGGTGGTGTCCATCATTAATAGAACAAGGGTCAAAAAACGGAATGTACGAATCGACTCTAGACATCGGGCAAAGATAAATGAAGACCGTAGCCTTTAAAGACAACGCTCTTGCAGAGAGAGGGACTGGAACTGCTCTATACAACTACGCCTTCTACAACGAGCACCTACTTGGGAATAAATCTATAATTTTATACGACAAACTAAGAGAAGACCAAAATAACTTAGAGGTAGTGCAAAAATTTAAAGATAAGTTCCCAGTATACGGCATAGAAGACTTTAATGAGGGGGACAAAATATTAAAAAATCATAACTGCAATTATCTATTCATTATTGAGGGTGGAGACCAAGATAAAATGGCGAATGGATCCCCCCATAAAAGCTCTTTCGCGAAAACTTGCCACCAGTGCGTATTCAATTGTCACTTGCCGAGAGGGGATATTTATTGCTCTATAGCTCCATCAGTGAAAGGCAACGACGGCAAATATCCGGTAATCCCTAGGATGATTGACATAGACACAAGCGTCAAAGAGGACATGAGGGGAAGACTAGGGATACCTGACACAGCGACTGTTTTCGGAGGCTACGGAGGCAAAGGCCAATTTGATATTCCGATAGCCCAAATCGCAGCAAAGCTAGTAGCGAGAGAAGACCCAAATGTTTATTTTCTATTCGCTAATTTTCCAAGGTTCTGCGAAGAGTTTCCAAATATCATTCACTTACCCACCATCATAGACGTAAAAGAAAAAGTAAGGTTCATAAACACAACAGATGCTATGTTGTGGGCGAGAAGCGATGGAGAAACTTTTGGCCAAGCAATTGGCGAGTTTAGCTCAATGAATAAACCGATCATATGCTGCAATCCCCATAGTGATAGAGCTCATTTAGACATACTAAAAGAAAAAGCCATTATGTATCATGACCTAGACAGCTTAATTAAAATATTGGTAGAATTTAAAAAAGACGAAATGTCAGAGCAGGATTGGAATGCCTACGGGGAATTCTCCCCTAGCAAAGTAATGAAAAAATTCGACGATATATTCCTTAGCCATGAAAAATAAAAAAGATATGAAAATTGGATTTGTTGCAAGTTGCTGGGATTTGCTTCACGCTGGTCATTGCCTGTTTCTTAAAGACGCAAAGGCTCATTGTGACTACCTAATCGCTGGCCTCCAAACGGATCCAACGATAGATAGGCCAGAAAAAAATAAACCAATAATGTCTTTCGACGAAAGAAGAATCCTTTTGTCGGCCAATAGATACGTTGACGAAATAATGGTTTATGAAACTGAAAAAGACCTTGAAAAAGCTCTAGAAAAAATGCGCCCAGACGTAAGAGTCTTGGGTAGCGACTACTACCAAATAGATACCGGAGGCCCAGCTTACTTCACGGGGATGGGCACAGAAAAAGAGATCTACTATCACGACAGAAAAACTCACGGATGGTCGTCTAGCGAATTAAGACAAAGAGTATTCAGATCCGAACTAAACAATGGGAACGGGATAACAGTGCATTGAACATTTTTTTACATACAGAAACAAGTGAAATGTACACAGCCCTAAAAGGACTGAGGCATAACGTAAATACCTCCTATAATTTTGGCTATTGGCAAAAATTTGATAATTCCAAATACGAATTAATTTATATAGAAGAAGACGGAGGCTTTGACCCAAAAACCCTATCCTACACGGGGCTCAAAGACGCAATTATTTTTTACAAATGTCACGACATGAAATCTTCGCCATACTTTAAAAAAGAATACAGCGAAAACCGACTCCTCAAAGAAGCAGACAGGGTTTTCACATCAAACACAGAGAGACACCGCAACGAAAACCTAGAATGGCTAAACTGGTATGCCGATGAATGCCCGACAGAAAAAGAAAACGATCTATATGAAGTTGAGGATATAAATTTAGCGAACTTATCAAAAGTAAGAAAATCCAAAATTTTTATTGTAAACTCTCAACCAACAAGTGTTTCGAAGGTATTTTTTGAAGCCTTCGCGTCAAAGACTTTGGTCCTTTGCAGGAAGCCTAAAAACTTAGATATATTTAAAACGGTTTTCGAAGAAAACGAGCACGTAATATATTTTGACTCTGAAAAAGATAAAGATATAAAATATAAAATATACTCCAATAGCGAAGAAGACCTCGAAGACATCACGCTAAGGGCTCTTCATAAACTCAATAAATTCCACTCCCCAAAAGAAAGATCCAAAGAGATCGTAAGGACGTACAAAAGACACATAAGGAAGAAGGCCAGAGCATGAGATCACTGGTTACAGGAGGCGCAGGGTTCATAGGTAGTCACATTGTAGATGCTTTAATTGAGAAAGGGCATGACGTAACATGTGTTGACGATGAGTCTTCTGACTCTAACGAGGAGTTTTACTTTAATGAAAAAGCAGATAATATAAAATGCGACATAACAAATATTAATTTAATAAATCGAGTTTTCGACTCAAAAAAACCAAATTACGTCTTTCACTTGGCGGCAGAAGCTAAAATACCACCCACGCTAGAAAATCCAATGAGGGCTTGCGAGGTAAATTTTGTTGGGACTTGCAATATACTTCAGGCATCTAGAAGAAATAAAGTTAAGAGGGTAATGTACTCTTCAACATCGGCATGTTATGGCCTGAACCCGTCACCAGTAGATGAAAGGATGAAAAGCGATTGCCTGAATCCTTATTCGGTTTCCAAGGCGGCAGGGGAAGACTTATGTAAAATGTATTCTTCCCTATGGGGATTAGAGACTATAATTTTTAGATACTTTAATGTATACGGGGAAAGGCAAGCCACCAAAGGTCAATACGCACCAGTTATATCTATATTTGAAAAACAAATAACTAATTCAGAAGCTATGACTATAACAGGAGACGGGAATCAAACCAGAGACTTCATACATGTACAGGATGTTGTACAGGCTAATATGCTCGCTATGGAATCCGACAATGGTTGTGCAATTGGGGAGATCTTTAATGTCGCATACGGGAAAAGCAAAACGGTAAATGAAATAAGTAGACTAATGGGAGATCGCTTTATTAAAATCCCAGAAAGAGAAGGCGAGATAAAAAATATATCTGCAAATATTTCTAAAATAAAAAAAGAGCTTGGCTTTGAGGCCAAGATTGATGTAGAACAATGGATAAAATCAAAGTATGAATAAAGACTCTAAAATATTTGTTGCTGGGCATAACGGAATGGTCGGAAGGGCTATATGTAATCACCTAGGCGGCAAGGGGTATGAAAACATCATAACCGCATCCTCTAGCTCGCTAGACCTAACCTTACAAAAAGAAGTTAATGATTTTTTCGTGAATCATGAAGGATTTGATGTGGTTATCGACTGCGCTGCAAAAGTTGGCGGGATACACGCCAACAGTACTTACAGGGCTGACTTTATTTATAGAAACCTACAGATCCAAAACAACTTAATTCATACGTCCCACTTATGGGATGTCTCTAAATTTTTATTTTTAGGTAGCTCATGTATTTACCCTAAATTTGCCGAGCAGCCCATTAAAGAAGAGTATCTGCTTACTTCCCCTCTGGAGCACACTAACGAACCATATTCGATAGCTAAAATTGCAGGTATCAAAATGTGCGAAAGCTATTACAAGCAATACGAAAGAGATTACATATCTGTAATGCCATGTAATCAATACGGTCCATATGACAACTTTCACCCTGACAACTCACATGTTTTACCGGCCCTGCTAAGGAGATTCCATGAGGCGAAAACAAATGAGCAACCAGTAGTCAAGGTATGGGGGACAGGTAAAGCAAAAAGAGAGTTCATGCATGTTGACGATCTGGCAAGGGCGTGTATATTCATACTCGAAAACATAGACATCAAAAAAGTCTATGATCAAAAAATATCTCACATAAATATAGGAAGCGGGGTGGAGCATTCCATCGAGGAACTGGTTACGACTATAAAAAACGTTGTTGGGTATGAAGGGGAAGTAACTTTCGATTTGTCCAAGCCAGATGGGACCATGAGAAAGCTAATGGATTCTTCGAAACTTAACAATTTAGGGTGGACCCCAAGCATAAACTTAGAAGACGGATTAAAGACAACGTATAGTTGGTATATAGAATCTGAGAAACAAGGAACCATAAGGGAAATATGAGTAAAAAGATTTTAGTAACAGGAATACTAGGACAAGACGGCGCAAACATGTGCGAGTACTTGCTGAACGAAATTTCAGATGTAAAAGTATTTGGAATGATCAGAAGGGTCGCGAACCCAAACTATGAAAATTGCAAAAGCTTTCTTGATAACGGGAATTTCCAACTCGTATATGGAGACCTAACAGACGAAATAAGCATATCCAAATTAGTTCGAGAAATTCAACCTGACTATTTTGTAAATTTTGCAGCAAACTCCTTTGTAGCTTGTAGCTGGGACATGCCAATGCAAGTATTTGACGTTAACGCTGTTGGAGTAATGAGATGCCTAGAGGCAATAAAAGCCTACCAACCTAAATGTAGGTTTTACAGTGCTGGGTCCAGTGAGGAGTTTGGGGATGTTGATTACGCCCCTCAAGACATGAAGCACCCACTAAAACCTCGTAGCCCATACGGAGCCTCTAAATGCTCCGCGAGGCATCTCGTAAAAGTATACAGGGAATCTTACAACTTATTTGCTGTTCATGGCACATTATTTAATCATGAAGGCACAAAAAGAGGTGAGGAATTTGTCACTAGGAAAATCACCAAAGGTGTGGCGAGAATTAAAAAAGCGATAGACAGCAATGAGCACTTCGACCCAATTGAATTAGGAAACATATACTCCAAAAGAGACTGGAGTGATAGCGAAGACTTCGTAAAGGGGGTATGGCTGATGCTTAATCAAGACTCCCCAAAAGATTACTTGCTCGCAAGCGGAGAAACGCATACAATCAAGGAGTTCGTTACGATAGCGTTTGGGTGCGCTGGGCTAGAGGGGACTTGGACAGAAGTAGAGGAAGAGCCGCTTAGAACTAAATTCGCGCTAAACTCCGAAGAATACGAAGTGTTAGTGCAGATAAATGAAAAATTCTATAGACCAGCAGAAGTAGAGCTATTACTAGGAGATGCAAAAGAAATTAAAGAAGAACTCGGATGGTCCCCAAAAGTATCGTTTAGAGAACTTGTTGCAAAAATGGTTGAATGGGACGTTGAACAAGCGTGATCAATATCTATTCATACTCCATAAGTTCGTAGACAAAGAAGCGGAGATTAATTACCCGAAGCAATTTAAAATGGCCAAGACCCTAGTCGGGAAGTATGGCTTTTATTTTTTCATAGTCGTCGATTTAGACTTTAAGCCTGATTGCCTGTCTTTTTTTATAAGCCAAAAGGGCCAAGACACACTTTTTAAGAGGTTTAAGTACATAGCCCTGAGTATAAATAAGAGCAAGAGATCCAAGGTGGGAGATAAAAAAATAGGCAAAGACAGAAAGTTCGAGAAAAGAAATCGTAAACCTGCTTTTTTGAAACATAAAAAATATTAATCATGCCAAGAAAGAAGAAAGTCAAAGCAGAGGACATAAAGGGCTCGTCTAGCAACCAACTAAATGAATTGCTTAATCAATATTCCGATGACCACCACAACTTTAAAGAAGACGTATACTATAAAGTAAGCACTGGAAGCTTGATTCTAGATATAAGAACTGGCGGCGGCATAATGCCGGGGCTTCATCGGTTTTGTGGTATAAACGAAGGGGGTAAAACGTCAGAGGCCTTAGAAGTCGTAAAAAACATGCTCAAAGACATCGATGACTCTAAAGGCATATATGTAAAGTCTGAAGGGCGATTAGACCCTGAGATGGAAAAAAGGACCGGAATAAAATTTGTTAAAAGCGCAGAAGAGTGGGAGGTAGGCACATGTTTCGTTCTCGAATGTAATGTATATGAAACGGTTTTCAAAATAGTAAAAGCCCTCATATCTGACAATCCAGAACAAATAAGGTATGGGATTATAATTGATAGCGTTGACAGCTTGATCCCGAAAGGAGATTTAGAAAAAGATCTCGATGAAGCAACTAAAGTGGCGGGAGGGGCATTGTTAGCCTCTAAGATCATGCAGAGGATCTCTTTAGATATGTGCAAAGGGGGACATATCATGATCCTAATAAGTCAAGTAAGGTCAGATATCCAATTGGACCCTTATGCCAAAAAAGCCTTTAAGAACACAACCGCAACCGGAGGTAACGCCTTAATGCACTATGCTAATTTTATTTTTGAATTCGAAGGCAGATACAATAAGGATTTGATACTAGAAAAACCAAATGAAAGGTACGACCCAATTAAAAATAAAATATTGGGCCACGAAGCTAAGATAACGATCAAGAAATCCCCCAACGAAAAAACCAACACTATAATTTGTTATCCCGTTAGGTACGGAGGAAAAGGAGGTAATAGCGTCTGGAAAGAAAGGGAAATTAGAGACCTAATGTTCGAAAATGGACTTCTAATTAAATCTGGAGCTTGGGTGACTGTAGGGCCAGACGTTATTGAACAAATGAAAGACATAGGCTTAGAAATACCTGAGAAATTTCAAGGCAGAGACTCAATACTCGAATTCATGAAGGAAAATGAGAAGTTCGTAGAATACTGGTATAACAAATTCAAAGAAGTCTACATAGAATCATGATGCTCAGGCTATACAGCATGACTGGCAGATTGATCTCTAAAAATGTAAGTAAATATAAAATAAAATGGAGTAAACCCTCTAGGTCTAAACTCCAATTTAAAGTTAAACAATTTTTGAAACCATTTTGGAGGCATCAAATATGCTTCGAAGAATTTCCAGTGTATGGCTCTAAAATGTCTGTAGATCTAATCAACTTTACAAAAAAAATAGCAATTGAAGTAAACGGCCCACAGCACAAAGAATTCAATAAATTTTTCCACAACAATTCAAAAGCTAATTATTTGAATTCAATAAGAAGAGACTGGGAAAAGACAGAATGGCTGGAGAAAAACGGTTTCTCCTTAATTGAGATCGAATACGATGAAGTGGACGGGCTTACAGAAAGCTTTATCAAAGAAAAATTTGGAATTTCGATATCCTAAGCGTGTAAATAACAATATGGGCAAAAAATTTCGATTCCCTAAAAAGGTGCTAGACAACATAAACGAATGCTCTAATGGAGGATTTGTTCTGTTCAACTTCGACTCAGAAGGCCACCCTAAAGTTTTTTCGAATGCTGATTCTCCAATGTGCGCTATGGCCCTACAAATGTACGTATCGAATTGGAGCAAAACACTGGAGACGGTCAACTTGGAAGCCTCAGTCGAAGAAATGATTAAAGACGAAGAGCCTCCGGAAGAGCGCGAAGAGCTTTAGCTTGACTAGCCAAAGTAACTGGTTTATCTTGATTGCTTCCGAGAGTCGGCAATGCAAATTCATTCGATACAAACAGAGAAGAGGGTCTTAGGGGGGTTGATTAATCACCAAGAAGTATTTCCAGACATAGATTTATTTTTAACTCCAGAGCATTTTTTCAACGATGTCCATAGCACGATATACATGGTCATCAGGTCCTGCTTAAAAGAAGAGAACAGGATAGACAAAATTGTTTTAGCCAACAAAATAAAAGATATCGGTGTTTCCTTTAAGGACGATATAGATATATTCGAGTACGTAGAAGATATAACCTTTACTCAGGTTACGGAAAAAGGGACGTTAGAAAACGCAGAGACCCTCCATCAAATAAAAATGAGGAGAGACCTGAAAGATATTTTAGGTACATGCGTAAAAGATTTAGAGACCCCAAGAGAAAGAAGCTTCGACGACATAGTTGCCACTCTAGACGACAATCTAAATTCAGAGATAGCAAAATACGGTTTCGAAAACGACCCCGAAGACCTTTTCGACGATTTAGAGCAAACAGTAGAAGAGTTAGGTAATGAACCGGAAGAAGACACTGGCTTCCTAACTCCCTTCGACGAGTTCAATAGACTCTATGGGGGCATAAGGCCCGGAAATTTATACGCCATTGCTGCTCGCCCCGGACAAGGCAAAACTACATTTTTAAGCTACTTGGGATTGGCCGCTCATCTAAAAAACCCTTCGAAACCCAAGGTTTTATATTTGGATACCGAGATGTCCAAGAAGGAAATGCAAATGAGGATCTTGGCTAGTCTATCAGGAGTACCTGTGTGGCATATTGAAACGGGAAACTGGAGAAAAGACCCTAACATGGCCAAAAAAATAAGAGAGACTTGGCCTAAGATAAAAGACTATTCGATGCACCACTACAGAGTAGGGCAAAGGACAGTAGAGCAAATCATCTCTTTTATTCGTAGGTGGTATCATAAAAATGTAAAAAGAGGCGAACCCGCCATTATAATTTACGATTATCTAAAACTCACTGGGGAAAGTGTCACCAAAAACTGGGCCGAATACCAAGCTATAGGTGAAAAAGTGAGCAAGCTCAAAAAAATATCAGAAGAATTAAATTCCGTTGTTTTCACCGCCGTTCAGCTAAATAGAAGTGGAGAAAGCAGGGGAGGGGCAGCAATTGACGATTCATCTGCGATTGCACAATCAGACAGGCTACAATGGTTTGCCTCTTTCGTAGCGATATTTAGAAGGAAATGGCCAGACGAAATAGCGAACGACAATGTATACAGGCCAGACGGCTCAATACATATCGACTTTGGTACTCATAAACTAATCCCCCTAAAGACTAGGTTTCAAGGCAAAGACGCAGCAGGACATCATGACTTGCTACTTAGAAACATTAACGGTAGTCAAAGATGGGTTAACAATTTTTTGAACTTTTCGGTAAATAATTTCGCAGTGCAAGAGCATGGATCTCTAGAAAACATAATACGGCACGAAAACGCACAACACGAAATAAACGATCAAGCGCCCGATGATGGACGACTTGAAATATGATGGACAATTTAAGGGAAATACTAGAATCTTTAGGGTATACCCTTTTTGACTTTGGAAAAGAATATAGGACCAAACCCCTGTACAGGGACTCAGATAATAATACGGTTTTAAAAGTAAGCAAGAAGAGTGGCTGGTATACAGACTTTAAGCTAAATAAAAGCGGCCCACTTGAGGAGCTAATCCAAATAACTTTAGGCTTCAAGAGTATTGATGAGGGTAAAAGATACCTCAAGGGCAAAGTAGTATATAATACCAATAAAAAAATTAAACCGAAGCTAAAGACTTTAAAGATCTTTAATTCGGACAGCTTAAACTTACTAGAGGCAAACACCTCTTACTGGCGAAGCAGGGGGGTGTCTGAAGACACGATCAACTTCTTTGGTGGGGGCGTAGCCAAAGAAGGCAGAATGAAAGAT